CGATCTCCGACAGATCAGATAGGGCAAATCCACGCGGTTAAACTGCTGTTCCACTCGCTCCACACGATAGGCCAGCCCATCGGAATCGGTGATTGTGTCACCCACTCCAACGTCCAGCAGTTCCTGCAGAATCAGATAGAACTCACCAACGATCCCACGTCGCCGGCCTGCCTGGCTGGTCTCGATTTCCGCCGATGACGTGAACCACTGGCAGCGGATGCCGCTGGTTTGCGTATCCACCACCTGACGCTCTGCCATGCTCTGCGTTTGTGCCGTCTTGCGTTTGCGTAGCGTGACGGTGTCGGTCAATTGCAGGTGGCAATAGGATCTCTGAATTGCAGTCTCTGCCGGGTCTGTGTACATGACTCGCCAGACCGTCGTAACGGCCCCACGCTTCACGGTAAACAGATCCCCGACAGATACCCGGGTCGTCTCAATCGGCGTCCATACGTGCGCCCTGCGAATCGTCTGCCGGTCTGGCTGTTCAATCAACCTCACGCACCGTGTCAGACTTCCGCCGCTCACCTTTGTCCAGGTCGCGGTTTCGCCCAATTCATCGGTGTTCAAGATTGCTGCACAGTCCAGTGCAAACTGTTCGCGAAGGCTCATTTGCTGGCCCTCTGTGTCTGCTCGGGAATTTCCTCCACAGCCACTTTGGTCAGATACTTACGGACCACCAATTCCTGCACCTGATTTTCGAGACCGACACGCAACGCCTGTGGAGTCTGCAGGTCAATTTTAACAGGCTCATCGCCCACCTCAATTTTACCTGCAGACGGATTGCCGGGACGCTTCGGCCCGATTCGAAAACCAAAGGACTTGCCGCTTGCGACTGGTCCTTTGGTGACTGTGATGCTTTTCAGTGCCATTCGATCAACTCCGCAAATCCGCCGCCAAAAAATGCCTGCCCGCTGTGGCGGACAGCGAACAGGCCACCGCATCCCGTCGGATGCGGTGTTGCTCGATCAGACCGCCATCAGGTGAACGTGGTCAACACCGCGTTCCACCATGCGCCGTAGCCGATGTTGTAGCGTGCATAGGTGCCCATCTGCAGCTGCTTCATGTTCATATCCTCGGCGCCCTGAACGTTGGCCGTCAGTGATTCGCGGGGCTGGAAAATGAAGGGTCTCAGCGGCACGTCAACACGCAACAGATACCACTTCGCTGCGCTGCTCAGATGCGTGCTCATGGCAACGGTTGGCGTGTCAAGGACAACGTTGGTGCCGCCGCTGTTGTTGAGGATCTGATTGAATGCCTTCTTGGCAATCGTTTCCAGCGCTCGCGGAACAAGTGCCACGAACTGCATTCCCGAATTCAGCCCGGTAATCACGTCCTCGTGCAACGGTTCGCCGTTGTCGTCCTTGAACCCCATCATCGCGCTTCGGGCTGCTTCGTAGCTGCCCAGAAACTCGTCAATCGTTGGCGTGGTGCCGGTCGCTGCAGCGTAAGTCAGGTCGTTGTCCTGACTGCCGCTGTTGCCCCAGCTGTGATCAGTGTCAAAGAAATTCTGACCGTCGAAACACGCTGTGCTTTCGCCGTTCACAATCGCACTCATCAGCAGTTTGTCGGGATGTCGCGCGGCTCGCTGTGCCAGTGTGGTCAACGCGCCGTCATACAGCCCCAGTCTGTCGTCCGCAACGTCCTTCTTCTCGATCTCCAGGGAGCCTTCCCACTCTTTGTTGGCGAGTGTGTAGGTCGCCCCGCGCAGCTTGTTGTAAACGCGGTCGCCGAGGTACTCGCGGATGGACGGCATGGCACCGAGAATGCCATACTGTTCGTCTGCACCATCGGACGGCGTCACGGTACAAATTGACGGATAGAATGTCTGCACGGCAGACGCTTCACGGTTGAACTTCGCGGTGAGTGCTCGGCTTGCCGCGATTGCCTTGGCAGTATCAAGTGCCATTGTGAAAACTCCTCAAACAGAAATGAAATGCGGTCAAACCAAACAATCAGGAACCACGGTTTTCAAGATCAGCAACACGAATCTGCAGATTGCGAATCACGCTGAGCACAGTGTTGGCTTCGTCCTGTGTGGAAAAGCCGAACGGGCTGCTGTTGGTCGCGTTGGCAATCGCATAGTCCGGTGTGCCGGGCGATGTGTGGGTGATCGTCGTCAGCGGTGCCACCGGCAACGCCCCAGTGCCCACCGCGTCGATGTCAACACGAATCTTCGTGCTGCTGATGAACTCCGTGACCATGCCAATCGGCACGGATGCGGTGCTGATGCTGACGCCGACCGTGAAATTGTCCTCAGCGTAGACTTTGCTGCCTACGTCTGCCTGCGCGAATCCGGTGCCCTGCAGCACGAATTCACCCTCTGCCCAGACCTCAACAGTGAGATCGCCGGCACTGCCGCTGCTGTTGTCCTGCTCGCCGACCGCAACACCAACGAATCCATTCACTCCGGTTGCTGTCACGTCCGTGGCGTAGCCTGCAGCCGTCAGGAATACCAACGTGCCTTCGTAAATGTGCACTGACGCTGCCACTGGGTAGCTACGTCGCCCTTCTCGCTTCTCGATCACCTGATTTGCCGTGACGGCCATTGTTCTGCCCTTTCAACTAAAGACCAACTCAAACCACGCCTGACCGTCAGGCTTTGTTTGCGTGCTTCACGTACTCTTCTTCGGTCATGCCGAACGTCATGCCGCGTTTCTGCAGGTCTGCAAACTCTGCCTTCAGCCCGGAATGCGGGTCGCTTTCCTGCGGTGTGATGGATGCCGACAACACGGGATTTCGTGCAACCACCAACGCACTCAATGCGGTTTGTGTCTGTTCAACACTGAATCCAGCATCGACAAACGCGTTGAACTTGTCGCCGGCTCCAGCCAGATCACACAATGCTCGAATCTGTTTGCACCGCAGCCGCTCGACCTGTGCCAGATCCGCCGTTGCTGTCTCCACCACTTCCGGCTGCACCTCGACTGCCGACAGATCCGCAGCAGGCTGGACTGGTGCCGGTGTCTCCGAATTCACAACTTCCGCCGCCTGCGTTTCCGTGGCCATCGGTGCTCCTTTCGAGCTAAAATAGCGGTCCAAAAATCCTGCGATGCGTGCCCGGACCACGTCAGGCGTCGCATCGGTAAAATATGTGTCCAGCAGTGCGGTTGCTTGTGCCGGAAGATTCCGCAAGTCCGCATCTGCCAGACTGAACAGCCCGGTTCTCGTTGCCGCTGGCGTGTCAACCACGTCCGCCGCTCGTAATCTTGTGAATCGCATCGGCCAACGTGCTGCCTTGCGGTCTGCCGGTGCCATGTCTGGCAATGTGTCCTGCCACTGCTGCAGATTTGATTCATCCAGTGCCGTCGCCACGCTCACGCCGAAGGCTTCGGGATCTTGTTCGGCCATGTCCAGAACATAGGTGCCCAGATCGCCCTGCGGACTCGTGAATGCCGCGTCTGCAATGTGCAGATCGGCTCGAACGGTGTCGCCGTCAAGTCTGAAATTCGCCCACCTGCCCAAATACGAACCCATGCCGTCATTGGACATATTCGGATGCGTGAATCGGGCTTTGATGCCGCCGCGGGATGACTGCCCGAAGTCCACCACCTGCTGCAATGTCTGCATGTCGGCTGTCCACGGTCGCGCATCGCCTTCATTCAGGCTTCCGGCCTGCATGATGGATGCCCCGTAGATGACGTTGCCCTGACGGTCAACACGCTGTGGTGCCGTGCGGGAGGCGTCCGTCCGGAACATGCCTGCAGCTGGTGCGGTGTCAATTTGTGGCATTGGCTTCGTCCCTTGCTCGCATTTGCTTCTGAACCTTGCCGGCCCATGCCTGCCCAGGATCTCCGCCCCACAGTGCCCACGCAATCCGACCGTTTGACGGATAGCCCGGTTCGCCTGGACTGAATCCCTCGCCCTGCTTGTCAACCTCGTGACGTGCAAAGAATGACACCATGCGGTTGATGGTGCTCGGGCTGACAGCCTTTCCGTTGCTCAAGTCCCGTGCTCTGGCAACACCAACGGCAGTGCCACCACGCTTGTGCTCACGTCGCCATTCCAGGCCTTGCCGTGCCTCGTCTCTGACGCCTTGGGGCGGTCTGAAGTCGATGCCTGCGTACTTCTTCGGGACTGCCAGCAGTGCGGAACCGCGGGCAATCTGCCCCATGTCTGGCGCGTCGTCCGTGTTGTCGCTGTCGTCCTCTGTGTCCTGCGTGCCGTCCAGTCCCAACGATGCCCGATAGGCTGCTACGCGGGCTTCCATATCGGCTTTGACCAACTGCTCACGCTCGATCTGTTGCAGCGTCTCGTCAAAGTCCCGACCACGTGCCGCAAGTGATTCAGTCTGCGTCGTCAGCCCTGCAGAGATTGCAGCAACGTCCGCCTTGACTTCCTTTTCCGGGTCAACCCACGGCCATCCTGGCGGAATCCATTGGTGCTGCAGAAAATGGTCGCGGTTTTCTTCGTAGGTGATCGCGTCAACCGGCAACAGGCCCTGCATGACAGCCCGGTCAATGAATCGGCCCCAGACCTTACGCAACACCTGTTCAATCAAACAATACTGCCAGTTTTTGAACGTGATCCGGCCATCAATCAACGCCAACCGTCCGCCGCTGAAATTGTTCGTGAATTGCTTCGCCAGCAGTTCATACGGATATCGCAACGCCGCGGCCACACCGTGCAATGCCCATTCAACATACGGCGCCAGCGTGGTCCCTGGTCGTGCCGGGTCGCTGAACTGAACGCCTTCACCGTCGGCCAGATATTGAATGGTGCCGGGTGCCAAATCCTCAAGACTGCTGCGCCCAGCCAATCGGCCAGACTGTGCCATCGTTGTAGGATCTGTGACACCCGTGATAAATGCCCCGTAACATGCCGCAACCTGCTCAGCCACAAGGTGCGCGTGAACGAAGTCCTTCAGGTCCTTTAGCTTGCCCATTGCAGGGGATAGCCACGGGACGCCACGCAATTGCCCAGGCGTCAGTTCTTCGTAACAGTGCAGCAGATCCACCAGGCTGACTTCGTCCTCTTTCACGTCCACCTGCCAGGAATCGTATGGCAGGCTGCGACGAACAAACGCCGCAATCGGCTTGTTGTTGTTGTCCAGTCTCAAACCCAGTCGCCGGCGTTCGTTTGCCTGCATCCGGCTGTACGTGATGACGGGAATTCTCGACGGGCTGATGACTTGAACCGTCAGCGTCACCGGCTTTTCAGGATTCGCATCGTCTGCCATGTGCAGCCACGATTCGCCGTAGATTGCGTTGCACCGCTCCAGCATTCGCTGCTTTGCGAAGAACTGCTCGGACTCCGCCCACTTGGCGAAATACCATTCCGACATCACGCGGAATTCCTCCGCCTGTCGTGGTGTCAGAATTCCACGCTCAGCCTGTACTCGGCATTGCGGGCGGATGCCGGTCCCGATCACGTTGTCCACACGTCCATTGATTGCAGACGCTGCGAACACGTCGTTCCGATACAGATCGTTGGCCCGGTCGATCAGCTTTTCCAGCTCGTCCTGCAGCTGGTCGTTGCTGGTGTTCTTCGGGACAATCCAGTTCTCCCCGCGCAAACGATCGTTGCCAGCCGCTTCGTAGGCTGCGAAATTGTCAGCAGCCCGTGCCGCCATCATCATCCGCAATTCATGGTCAACACGTGCCTTCACGCGGCCTGCAGCCCAGCGCGGGGAAACTCGCTGAATGACGGCGTCCAGTCGCGTGTACTGTGCAGCGGACTTCACGCGGTCTGCATAGCTTGGTGTCTGGCTCATTGGCTGAACCTCACCAGATTACGCGCACCATGAATGCCGCCGCTCGCCTGTCGCCGCAGATCGGCTATGCGTGCGTCCAGTTCCGCCAACCATTCGCTCGTCGGCTCCTTCTGGACCATTTGCCCGTCCAGCGTGTACGCAACCACTGGCGCACCGCCCAGCAGGGCGGATTCCACTTTGTCGCGGATGCCTTCGTAGAGTGCCAATCGTTCGGTTGCGGATCGTGCCATGCTCGCACAATCGCAGACGCTCGCGCCGTTGTCGCCTGTGGTCTACCAAAACACTGGTATCAACTGCCCGAAATCACCGTCTTGAACCGATTGCCACAGGCGCAGGCCCGGTGCTGAATTCGCACGCCGTCCGTCTCGTGACTGCAATAGGCGGTCGCAAATTTGCCGCATGACGGACACATGCCGAACCCCGGAACAGCGTGCCGCGGTGTGTATTCTCGCCGTTCTGTGTATGCGGGGCTTTTTGGCGGTTTCATCGCAGATTCCTCACGAATTTCTGTGCTTTTTTACCCGAAATCACGCCTTTTGCGGCCTGAATTTCCGCCTGCCGCTGCCT